GAAGCACGTCGATTAGGAGCGCCAGAAACATGTGAAGAGGGGTGCTGTCATTTGGATACGTATGCAGATAATTATGCAGAACCTTTTGAATCATCTGGACACCCAATAACAATAATAGAAGAAAACCAACAAATAATGCAACTAGCTTCTGCTGCCTCTGCTATAAAATATCATGTTCGTAGAGCATATGTAAGACTTCTAATTGAGGCAATGCACAAACATGAAATTGAAATAAATCTTACTGTGGCTTAGAATAGAAAGAAAGGGGGTAAAGTATGGAAAAAGATACAGTAGAAACACATGAAAGTTATGGGGTAATTGGTGCATCAAGGATAACTGGTACTGTGCGAACCCTATTTGGTAGCTCAATCACACATGGTAACTCAGTTAGATTAACTATTAAAAGAGCAGAAAAACACAGATCCCTCAGTAGAAATTGGTATTACGGGAGAGGTATAGTGGCTGAAGTAGAGATGTCACCAACACAATTTGCCGAAATGATTACAAGCATGAATATTGGTGACGGTGTTCCTTGCACATTAAGATATACTAATAACTATGAACGAATAGCAGATCCGCCAGATGTATCACAACGACAGGTATTTGAAGAGGAATTTGAAAACAAAATAGAAACAATAGAACGTCTTTGTCATAAAGGCAATCAAGAAATTGAAGAATGCCTCCTGAAGAAAGGCACAATTACTGTCTCCGAACGCAAAAAAGTGGCAAATACAATAACAAAACTTATGCGAATAGTGGATGATTCAATACCCTTCTTACAGAAGAGCTTTAATGAAGCAATGGATAAAACAGTTAATGAGGCTAAGGGGGAGGTCGAGGCGTTTGTTATGAATAAAGTCACCTCACTTGGTATTGAAAAAATGAAGGATGATTTAATTCAATTACAAGAAACAACTGAAAAGGAGATCTTGATATGAAAGGCAACATAGATATAAGAGGAAATCTACACATAGAACGAGCAGGTATACTAAGACCACAATTTTGCTCATACAAAGACATACCTTGTGGGGATCACTGCCCTAAATTCGGAGAACCGCGAGAAGATTATATAACAACGAGAAATGCTATTTCTATTACTGGACTAGTGCTTCCATTATGCACAAGAGATCAGTTATTTTTCACAGTATTAATTGATAACAGAAAATAAATAATCAAAACTGATAAAAGTGTGTTATACTATTGGTAGTTTGCCACATAACTTGAAAAACCTAATCACTAAGAGCGACTCATAACCTGAGCTTATGTATTGAATCGATACATAAGAAAAAGTAATGAGTGGAAACGACTCATAAGAAAATATGACTTGACAAACTAAAGAAGACCATGCTACAATATATATAATCCATAAAAAACCTCCTTTTATAGTGAATCTCCTTTTGAGTGCCTTGATGTAGATCTCCCTCTGGCCCGTCTAATGACAAAAAAGAGGGGGACATCTCTAAAATGACTGTGGTAAGATAATGCGTTTCCATAAATGAAAAGGGAAGTAGGTAATTAAGAATAGGAATTGTTATTCATAATAGTTCTCCAGCTGGGTCCACAGCTGTAGAGTGAGGGCGATTGAGCACTCACTAGACCTTCTGAGTATAATTTAGGGGGATGGATCGAGGGAGACATTTTTTTCTAAACGAAAGGAGGTAAATAAATGAGTAAATATCTCAGTAGGTTTTTGGCATTGAAATGTGCTCCTGATATTCTTGCAACAGTTGGAAACTTAGGGAACAAACCAGAAAAAGAAATATCTGAAGCATTCGCAATAATCAGAAGGATCAGAAAAATTGTTTTCAAACAGCCAAACCACTACCAAATAGTAGATCTATGTAGCGGAAATGCTTTAGTGCCGGTAACAGCAATTCATTTATTACCAATCACATATGCATACGCTGTTGACAAATTACCAAGAGACAGAAGATGGGAATTAACCAATAATTTTGAGTATCTACAAAAAGATATTTATGAGATAGATTACACCATGTTTCAAAAACCTACCATCCTAACCGCAGTACATTCCTGTAGCAACCTCGCTGAGCAGACAATCAAAATATATAAAAAGTACCATCAAATTAGACATTTGATTCTGATGCCTTGTTGTTATGGAAAACTCAACAACCCTATTTTGAACTTTATTAAAAAAGAGGCTACTGGTGATCTTGCTTGGGTATTAAAGCTTGCTTTACAATGTGGTGAAAATGTCGGGATAACAAAAGACGATCATGTTTTAAGTCCAAAGAATTATATTATTGTTGCGAGTAAAAAATAATGACTGAACTCTGTACATATTGTAAAAAAAGACCCATCAATATTCAGAAATGGAAACTCTGTGATTCATGCTATGGTAAGCTGCGACGAAATGGAAAACTACAGAGTATGTCGAAATATAAGGTATACCACAAAGTAACATATCCCAAAATATCTAATGAGTGCATTAGTGATATGATTAAAGAAGGATTTACTACAGCACAAATAGGAAAAACTTGTAACATTTCAAGACAAGCAGTACATCAACGTGTGAACAAAGAAAAGTACAAAGTGTACACAACATACCACAATCATTATGAGATTATTTTTCTTCATAAAATTGGGTTCGCCCCAAAAGACATTGAAAAATTAGTAAATAAATCAATAGTTACAGTGTATAGGGTATTGAAACGGTATAGTATTAAAAAACCAATAAAAGCAACAACAAAACAAATAGCATGGAATATGTATGGTGAAGGAAAAACACCACAAGAAATAGCAACTAGTTTAGATATGAGTATAGGTACAATCTATAACTATCTTACAGAAAGTGGGCAATATAAACCAGCCCACACAAGAGATAAAAATAAACACACATTTGAAGTAAACTTTTTAAAAAGGCTTGGATTTACAACAAAAGAAGTACATAAATATATAAAGCTATCAGAATCACAAATTTTATTATTAACAACAGCAAAATTTAAAAAAACTAATAGTAAAAAATAAAGCTTGACTTTTCCAGAAATATCATATATACTAATAGCAATACCAACTAAAGGAGGACGTATGTCAAAAAAATATGAGAAAGCACTACTAGTTAGGTTTCCAAAAGAACTACACCAACAGATGAGAGAAGCTGTTGCTTATTTGGAAACAGATATGACTACCCTAATCAATAGACTAGTGGATAAAGAAGTTAAAAAGGTAATCAAAGAACGTAATCAAGAATTAGCAGAAAGAGAAACCTTCAAGTCACATGATTAGGAGAACAGTATGAGTACAGATAAGATAAATCCAATTTGTATGGAGATGGGAAAAATTAATTTCGCGGGCAATGTTAACGTAATTCATGATAATTGGTACCAACATGTTAAAACAGATTCAGGGAAAACAGACGCAGTTGCATTACTAATATTATCAGATATAGTTTACTGGTATACACCAACAGAGATCAGAAGTGAATCAACAGGCAAGACAATTGGGTATAGACAAAAATTCAAAGCAGACAAACTACAAAGATCATATAAAGATTTTGAAAACCAATTTGGATTCTCACATATACAAATCAAGAGAGCAACAGATAGACTCGTAGCTCAAAATCTTATAACAAAGGAATTTAGAACAGTTGAGTATGGTACATTACGAATGAATAATGTGCTATTTATGGAACCTGTATCAGCTACTATTGAATATATTACCAACAATATTGCACCTGACCCCTCTTTACTAAAAAGTAAACAGGTATCTACTGAAAAGTCAATAGGTGATAGTGAAAAAGTAAACATAAGTACAGAGACTACTCCAGAGATTACCCCAGAACAATCTAAAGATTGTTCTACTGCATCTGAAGAACGATGCAGAGAAAAAGATGGTAATTTTATCAATCAAGAGAATAACCTTGAATCACAACGAAGCTCAGCCAAACAAAAACCTATAAAAAAGAAATCCCTTGATTCCAACCAAAGCAATGCAGCAACTTTAAGAAATAATACACCACGCAAAACCAAAAAATTAGTTAAGCCAGATTATATGTGCCCAAAAACTATACAACCTTACATTGATGTTTGGTCCACAATTACAGGTAGGCGTTATCGTGGTAAAAATACAAATACCTATAAACAAGATTGCCAAGCTATCAAACGTATGGTCAGTGGAACATTTTTCAATCCAAAAGATACACCAACTGTTGATAAGAAATATGATGGTGAAAAACTTACATTAGATGAATGGCGTGAGACTTTGGAATCATTTAGCCTTATGCGGAACAATGCCGATTATTTCCCAAAGAATAAAAAGAATATTAAAACATTGACGATTAAATCTTTTCTGTATAATGCAATGTCTCCATGTACAATGAAAAGTTATTTTATCACCTGCATTGAGTCTGCACCGAAATTATTATCACCTCAACTAAAAGATTCAAACCCAGATTACACTGATTACGTAATCCAAGCATGTAAGAAAGTCTTTGATTGGGATCTTGGTAATGGTGATAGAGCAACAGCAATTAAATGTGCCAACAAATTATCTAAATTCTTTGTTGATAATAAGCATAGGATCAGTATGTATGATATTCATTACAAATTTACAAACCAACAGGTGGATGAGTTGCTTACAATGCTTGAAAAGAATGAATCTCCTGAATATCCGGCAAAACCAACGTATCTGTATGGAAGTTTGACTTACGATAAATTATTGCCGGAACACCTTGATAGGGTGGGATCATTGTTACAATAGCAATTATAAAGAAAGGAGGTAAAATAGTGTTCAATGTGTTAAGTTTATTTGATGGTATGAGTTGTGGTCAGATTGCACTAAACAGAGCTTGTATAAAGTATGATAATTACTTTGCATCTGAGGTGGATAAATATGCCATCAAAGTAACTCAGGCAAATTACCCAGATACTATTCAGTTGGGTGATGTGTGCAAAGTAAAAAGTTCTGATTTACCAAAGATTGATTTGTTGATGGGTGGCAGTCCATGCCAAGGATTTAGCTTTGCTGGGAAACAACTTAATTTTGAAGATCCACGTAGTGCATTGTTTTTTGAATTTGTTAGATTATTGAAAGAGTGTAAACTAGATTATTGAAAGAGTGTAAACCAAGGTATTTTTTGTTGGAAAATGTTAGAATGAAAACAAAGCACCTGAATATTATTTCAAGTTATTTGGATGTAAATCCCATCATGATAAATAGTGCTTTGGTATCTGCACAGAATAGAGTTCGTTATTATTGGACTAATATTCCTAATGTGGTGCAACCAAAAGATAATGACACCTATTTGGAAGATATATGGTCTGGTGGTAAGGAAATCACAGACATCTTTTTTACTATGAAAATAGGAACAATGTCATATTTAAAAAGTAGGGGAGCAGTTCAGGAATTATCACAAAAAAACAAATGTTTAACTGGGGGGGGTCAGAATATAGCAAATTCTGGAGCAACCAACATAAAGATTGCCAAAAGTTACTTTAAATTAACTCCAACAGAATGTGAGAGATTACAAACAGTTCCAGATAATTATACAGATCATGTTAGTAACTCACAACGGTATAAAATGCTTGGTAATGGGTGGACTGTTGATGTCATTGCTCATATTTTCAAGAGTTTGAAAACGAAGCCATCTCCAAAAGTAGATAAACCACAATGTCTTATTCCATGGAATGAGTTACAAACTGATATTACAATAGGCTGTGAGAGTTCACAGAATCAATCACAGTAGCTGTCTATGAAAAACGTATACCATTGGGTGTATTTACAATTACTGGCGATCTTGGTTGAGATTAGAGCTTTTGAGAAGGAGAGGAGGTTGTCATGAAAATAGTAAAAGGTAAAAATGTGAAAGCAATACCAACTGAAACTGATAAAATGAAGGAGTTGTTCGCAGAAAATGCAGAATATATGGTTGAATTCTTTGACAAAACAATAGAACAGTATAGAAATGGAGAGCTTCTTAATTTTGTGGTAATTACAGAAACAGATGGTGAAGATGTTGAAGAAGTTGGTCTGGAAATTTTTGCGTTGATGCATTCAACACCAACACATCTTCGTGGTCTTTTGGGTGATGCCATTGTAACTGTAAGACGCAGAGAATGGGGAGAGGAAGACGAGGATGATGAATAGATGGGAAACCAAAAATATAAACTTCTTCATAAAAAACTTGGGTTGTGTGTTGATTGTTCAGAGCCAGCCATTCCTTTTGAAACCAGATGTGCGAAACACAGTTGGAATTTAAAACAGCAACATAATAGATGGTATAAAAATAATAGCATAGAACAAAATAGAATAGGAAGAGAACAAAAACAACAGTATAAGATCGATAATCGGTGCGCATCTTGTTCAGCACCATTAGATCCAGATGCTGACGCAGGTTATATAACGTGTGTTAATTGTAGGTTAAATAGTTAATTATAATATGGGGTGTACAGTATGAAATTATTAAAATGTGATTTACCAGTAAGTCATAATATTTTTTTATTCGGTGATTTGCACATAGGAACAGTTTTGTGTCATAGAGATGGAATACAACAATTAATTGAAATGATGCAAAGTTCATACCATTCTTGTACAAATAACTATGGTGTTTGTGTAGGAGATATGATTGAAGCTATCATGGTTGATGACAAAAGGTATGATATTGAAACCACAGCTGAGCCTTTCCCTTTACAACAAGTCAAAGATGCAGTAAAAACGTTATCACCTATTGCAAGTAAGCTACTCTGTATACTAAAAGGGAATCACGAGCAAAAACTATGGAAATTTGGAGATTTAGCAAAGGAAATTGCTGATCAGTTAAATGTTCCTTATGGTACATGGACTGCGAAACTAACTATTAATGACAGAGAGAAGAAGAATAGTAAATATTTATATAAAATATTTGCTACTCATGGGAGAAAATCAATCACTTCAACTGCTGATGATCCAAAACGAAGATTGGTTAACCAAAGGTTGATTTTGAAAAGGCACCTTAAATTTAAAGCAGCTGACTGTGTTGTTCAAGTTAAAGGACATACCCATAAGTTAATTGTGTGTGCTCCAGAGGAAGAACTTTACCTTATTGATGATGGTAAAAAGGTGAAACAAAAATATATTTCATCCAGCCAAAATGCTCCATATATTCACCCTGATCATCGCTATTATATCAATTCAGGTAGCTTTTATAAATTATATGGAAAAGATGGAATTAGCTCCTATGCAGAGATTGCAGAATATGATCCACTTGAACTAGGATTTTGTATTTTAATGGTAAGAGATGGTAAAATTCAAGGTGTGGAGAGAATAGTACTGTAAAAAAACTATAAATCTTTTGACAAGGAGATCGAAAAATGAAATCTTTAATTATTCTCACCCTGAGCACGTTATTGGCGTTGGGAGCTGTGAATGCATATGGTCTTAGTAAAAACGAAATCAAGATTGCTGCAAGACAGGCAAGCGTCCAACCTAGCTTCTTTATTCCTGTTATTAAGGTGTATTTTGCAACAACACTTGAAGAAGAAGAAAAAGAACAAACTATCGAAGAAGTAAAAAAGGAGATGGCTGAATTGATGGAGAAGCGTATCAAAGATGCTATTGAAAAAGCTACTGAAGATGCTAATGAGCCACGCTACCTAACCACCTTGACAGATATTGAAAAATATGGAGTGCTTGGTAAAAGCCGTCAAGAGATCGCCCTCGGCACGATTGCACCAGAATATGCAAAATTCCCAGAGAAGGTCTTGGTTGTTTCTAAGATCGACAAAAAGAATATCAGTGCCTATGGGGAAGAATTTGAAAAAGATGTCCTTGCAATATCCGAAACTACTGGCGTTTCTGCGAGTAAAGCGAAAAATATGTTGAAGAAGTTGGCCACCGAGGGGTATCAGGTCACGAAAGATACAGTGAAACCTGAAACAGAGGTTGTCTTATTGCATTTCAATGGATGGGATGACTCTTACCCATCAACCCTTAAATGGGAGGTTCGGGTCAATGGCGGAAATAATCTGATTAGGGGTTATGACCCAAGGGGTATATTGATTATCCAAACCTTGCCCGAAGACCAAGACGGTGAAATCCAAAGGGTTTATGTTAAGGCTGGATACTTCGACCTTAAAGAGAAATTCAAGTTTGTACCCCATGCAGAAACAACTCTTATTGAGGAAAAGGAAGCCCTTGAAGAGGAGATAAAAGAACTCGAAAAGAAACTTGAAAAACCAGAGGTGATTGAAAAACGAGATATCACAAAGGCTACCATGTATGATGTGATGGTAGGATTTGTAAAATTAGACACCTTTTTTGTGCGGTCTGCGGCGTCCGGTGTTTACCTTGGAAGCATGAAGGTCAGTAAAGAGATGACAGGTTTTTCCTATGCTAATTTTCATACAATGTCAAGTGAATATAAGGGTGTAGTGCTAACAAATAGTCATGTTGGGGCTATGCTTTACCAAAGTTATATTTACGTTTCAAGTGATAAAGAAGTTATGTTTCTTGTCTTACCGGCATACGGTTTCATTCGATACACACAGGATAGTGATTCGATTGGTTCGCCTGTCGATATTTTAGCTATTGATGGCGCTCTCGTTGATAGCTATGACAATGATGCAATAATTTTAGTGACCTCTTCAATTAAAAGCCTTGAGAAATATGCTGCAAAGTTGGGGGATTCAGACAAAGTAGAAGAAGGTTTGGAAGTATGTTCAGTCGGTAGCCCCATGATGGTACAGAAACAACTCACCGTTGGGGTTGTGTCAAATACTAATTATAGTGTCCTGAAATCTCCTATTGCTGATGGTTGGTTAGCAGGTGGGATGTCCCGTAGAGATTTCGAATGGGTCATGGCGAGTACTATGTGGATTGACACAACCCAGGGAATTGGTGGGGTTTCCGGCAGTCCGGTCTATGCACTCGAAGGATCTCAGGCGGGAAAGGTAATAGGATTACGAAATATGGGTATGATGTCAAAACACGTTATAGCCGCACCGATTACCATGCAAAAGCCTGACCCCACATATTTGTTTGACAACATTGAATCTGGCCCATTACGAATAGTATTACTCAAGAATTGGAAAGTGGTTTTCTCTGGTTTTGACTATAAAAATGCAATCTATAACATAGCAATAAAAGAGTTCACAGGAGAAGATGAAACCGTAGAAAGTATATTACAGACTGGTAGCAGGCACTCGATTAGTGGGATGAACGGTGCTATCCCGATCAACTCTATTGTTGAATACCTTATGGAACGGGGGTTGCCTGTGGAGAAATTTGGCGCACGAAGTCCTTCCAGTAAATATTGGACAAGGTAGTAAACTAATAAGTGGGGATAGGGTCATTCCCGAACACTGGCAAACCTTGCCAGTTTCCCCATTAAACAAAAGGTAATATCGAAAGGTGGATATTATGAAGGAGATAAATCTAACACAAGGCCAAGTGGCACTCGTAGATGATGAAGAGTATGAAGAACTTAATAAATACAAGTGGTTTGCACATGACAATTACGGATGGACATTTTATGCAAGGTGAACGGGTAGAAAAGCTGATGGTAAAAGATATCTCATTCAAATGCACAGGGTTATTCTCAATGCCCCAAAAGATATGTTCGTAGATCATATTGACAGCAATGGATTAAATAATCAAAGGTCAAATTTAAGGCTTTGTACTAACCAACAGAATAACAGACATGCCCGCCCATATTCAAATGGTAGCTCTAAATTTAAGGGAGTTTGTTGGCATAAACGAATTAAAGAATGGCAAGCTAATATTAGAATCGATGGCAAACTCAAACACATTGGTTATTTTAAAAATGAAAAAGACGCCGCTTTAGCATACAATGTAAAGGCATTGGAATATTTTGGAGAATTTGCATTACCTAATGAAATCTAACGATACTGGACAAAATAAGTTCTTATTAGAGTTAAGAAAAGAACGGGGTGCTATTACTAGATCAATGCAACCTTGGATAATAGCTATTTTTGTATCAGTGGGGGTAGTGGGTGTGATAATCTTATCTATAATGGTGACAATGTAAAAAGGAGGTACTGAATGGATAAAAAGCACACGAAGTTCACAAAAATCCCGCAGTTCAGGGATGTGATTAGAAATGTTACTCGCCAAGCACAATTTCAGGGTCTTGACGAGAATGATGAACCTATTTTAAATCCAAATGCAAAAAAGCCAACTATTACCTTTACCGGGACTGTAAAATTACATGGAAGTAACTCGTCGATCTCTACTAATGGAGATGAAATTTGGTATCAATCAAGAAAGAGAATCATTACAGTTGATAAAGATAATTGTGGATTTGCTCAGTTTTGTACAGCAAGAAAAGAATCTATTGGTAAACTATTTACAGTAGTAGATATGAGAGTTGGTGAACCAGATGCTATCGTATGTATATTCGGTGAAATCTGTGGACAAGGTGTACAGAAGGGAGTATCCATTTCAGCACTACCAAGAATGTTTGTTATTTTTGCTGTGAAGGTTGTGCCAAAAGAAGGTGTTTCCTATTACATTGATTCAAAGGGTTTAAGTGATCCAGATAATTTAATCTATAATATCTATGATTTCCAGACTTTTGAAGTAGAGGTTGATTTTGAATATCCGAGCATAGCACAGAATAAATTTGTAGAATTAGTAAATGAAGTTGAAAGGGAATGTCCTGTCGGGAAAGCTTTGGGAGTTACAGAAGGCAATACAATAGGAGAAGGAATTGTATGGACTGCTTATTTTGATGGAGTAAAACATTCCATGAAAACTAAGGGAGAGAAACATTCTTCATCAAGAACCAAGACTATTGCACCTATAGATATTGAAAGACTTAATTCAATACAAGAGTTTGTTGAGTATGCTGTTACTAATAATAGGCTTAACCAAGCCATAGCAGAGATATTTGAAGGTGCTGAACCAGTAATACAGCAGATGAGTGATTTCTTAAAGTGGATTATAAGAGATATTGCAGATGAAGAAGTGGGTGTATTGGAAGAGAATGGGCTAATCCTAAAAGATGTTACCCGAGCAGTCTCAAATAAAGCTAGGTCATGGTTTCAGGAATTACTAAATAAAAACACAGGATTGAAATAAAAAGGAAAGAAAAAAGAAATAGATTGGTAAGTAGATGGTATGAATAATAAAAGGTGATAAAACCGTGAGGGTTCTACCACCTCAATTCACAATCACATATATGAGGTATGTTACTATGAACAAAATTATAGCACAAAACCAATCTAGTAAAGTCAAGTATAAAACTCTTACCCAGAAACGTCTCAAAGAACTTTTAACCTATAATCCCAAGACTGGATTATTTACCAGGAAAATGACGTGTAATAATGGTATAAAAATTGGTGCCGTGGCAGGGCACAAAAAATCTGATGGATACATTGTTATCAGAGTTGATAGGAAATTATATCATGCTTCTATATTAGCGTTCCTCTGGATGAAAGGTTTTATACCTGAATATGAAGTTGATCATAAAAACCGTGTTACTAGTGACAATAGATGGGAAAATCTACGTCATGTTACACATCAATGTAATGGAAGAAATCGTTCTGTTGGTAAAAACAACACATCTGGAATTATTGGAGTACATTGGGATAAACAAAGCAAAGGATGGCGTGCTAGAATTTCTACTGATGGTAATAGCAACCAAGAAAATCTTGGTTGTTTTCCTAATTTAAAAGATGCTGCAAGAGCTAGATGGTACGCAGAAATAAAGTATAATTTCCCTGATTGTAATAGCACCTCTTCTGCATTTCTTTTTTTACAAGAAAATAAAAAATAGAATGGGGGGGCAGCAATCACAGAAGACCTTGGTTTCAAGAATTGCTCAATAAAAATGCAGGATTATAGGAGGTGTTGAATGGAGAGTTCTGAATTGTTAAGTGAGATAAACCACTGTTTGAAAGAAGTTAGGGAAATTGAGAAAATTTTAATGGGAATATGGAAGCGGATCATACCAGGTGAAGAATTACCAAAAGGACTAAAATAGTAGAAGGAAAAGGAGAATGTATGCTAAAGAAAACATTGAAAAATCCAGATATTAGAAAAGAGAAGCCAAATTTGAAGTTGTGTACAAATCACTATCATTTTACAACAGGTAGGGGCAGGACATGGAATTCAGAGATGCGTGGGCAAGCTCTAAGTGACAACAAGGGCTGGTATAAATAATGACTTGTTTTATGGATGACGAAGGTAATATACGTAACCCTGAGAAGGAACTGATTCAGTATTCCCTTTGTACTTTAAAAAATCCATTTCATAAGCTAAAAAAGGAGAATAAAATGGCAGATGTAGGTAAAATTGAATTTAATGTAAAAGAAGGCTATGTACCCACAATACCAAAAGGATGGCCACAGCCGAAAACAAAGGAATCATTGATCCCAGAAGGTTGGAATAAACCAAAATCTGGTGGAATGACAGAAGCAGGTCATAATTTTAAAGTAGAATATATGAATGAAGAGATAATGGAGAAAAGGGAAGAAGAAAAAATTCCAAATGTATTAGACAAACAAGTTGGTGGAAGTCACTACAAACAGTACAAAATCCAACCATATGAATTTTTCATAGTAAATCAAATACCACACCACAAAGCAGCAATTATTCGTAGAATATTAAGATATGATCATCCAACAGGTAAAGGATTGGAAGATCTACAAAAAATAATGCATGAGATTGAGATGATTATCCAACTGGAAAATTGGGAGGAAACTGAAATTGACACACAAGTTGAGGAGAGTGCATGTTAGTTCTGCTATTGAGAAACGAATCCTCACATCTATGATTGTCTCAACACAGTTCAATCAGGAGATTGTTCATCTTTTAAACCTTGATTATTTTACTAATTCATTTATAAGAAAAGTAGCAAGATGGTGTGTAGATTTTTTTCAGAGCTATGAAGTAGCACCATTCAACCACATTCAAGATATATTCAATGAGAAACAGGTTGAATTAGCAGATGAAGATAGTGATTTAATACAGAAAATCTTAATAGATATTTCTAAAAAGTATGAACTGGATCAAGGTTTAAATGTGGGGTATAGTGTCGATCAGGCACTAAGGTTTTTCAAAGAACGTGAATTACAGATAACCCATGGTAATATAGGAATATTATTAGAAAAAGGAGATGTGGATGGTGCTGAGGAACAGATAAATAGTTTTACTAAAATAGCTAAGGTGGCTTCTGGATGGATTGATCCGTTGGATGCTAAGTATGTTGATGAAGTTTTTGAAAAAGAAAGTGAAATGTTTAAATTTCCAGGGCAATTAGGAGAATTTTTAGGAGGATACCAACGGGGATGGTTAGTGGCAATTGCAGCTTCATTTAAAAAAGGAAAATCTTTTTTTATGCAAGAGATCGCAATAGCTGCCATGCAACAAAGACTGAAGGTTGCTTTCTTTTCTTTAGAAATGTATCGTGCCGCATCGAATGAGCGTATATACAAAAGATTATTAGGGGCAGGGGCTGAAGAGGAGGGTTCCGCTGTCTACCCTTGTTTTGATTGTGCCTATAATCAAGATGGTTCTTGTAATAAATCTGAACGAACTAATGGTATTCCACTTACAACAAATGGTGCAAAGCCAACATTCTCCTATAATAATAAATACACGCCTTGTACATACTGTCGAACTAAGTGCCCAGAGGATTATAAGTTGGCTTGGTGGAAAGAGGTCATCGAACGCCCTGCTTTTAATAAAACCAATGTACAGAATCATATTGAAGCAATGGCTAAACTACATAGAAACAGCTATCAATTTAAAAACTACCCACGCTTTTCAGCAAATACCTCTGATATAATTAGAGATCTTGATATTCTCGAACAAACAGATGCTTTTGTACCAGATGTTATTGTCATTGATTACGCAGATATTTTACGACCAGAAGACAGTGGACCAACTACTGGTACTGAACAATTAGATAATACATGGAAGAGTCTGGCGAGATTGGCTGGAGAAAGGCATGCTTTAATTGTAACAGCATCACAAATAACAAGATCTGGTATGGACAAAAAACAAGTTAAGGCTGGTGATTTGGCCTCCTGGATTGGTAAGCTCGGGCACATCGATGTGTTCAGTAGTTTACAACAAACACCGGAAGAGAAGAAGGATGGCATAATGAGAGTTGGGTTATTGGCACATAGATACCGTGATTTTGATGAAAATAACAATTGCATGATCCTTCAAAAGTTAGATTACGGGCAGGTGTGTCTTGATTCAGAGATAATGAAGTAAAAAATTGAATATTTTTAAATAAAATGCATCTTATTTTCATAGAGGTGCTTTTTTATTGCAAAAAGCAAGAAAAGTATGCTATAATAGAATTAAGAAATTGAGAGAGCCAACACGGGGCAACATTAACATTTCAACTTTGAAAGGAGGAATATTATGTTAGCATACAGCGAAATTAATTACAAAGAGTTAAAAGCAATGTGTATTGAAACAAATTTAGGGGGGGTACTGGAAAATAATATTAAATATGTAGCGGTAAGTGGGGTACAATTGTATGATGACTTCATTGCTGCAATTGAAGGCTTGAATAAGGATCTTCAAGAAGAATTGCCTCGCAAGGTTATCGATTACTATAATAAGGTGATGTTTGATGAAGAACCTGAAGAGGAACAAAAGGAGTTAGATTTTGAACCAGTAGAAGCAAGGGAAGAATTTAATGTTCCTGTCCCCGAAGAGGAAGAGGAAGCTGATCCTATCCCTGATCCTGTTGTTAAAGTAAAGGCAGAGCCTAAGCCTGTTGTAGACGAGGAAGAAGGCGAAGAGGTAGAGCTTGAAACAGTGCCTATTAAAAAGGTAATGCGTCTGTCTACAACTCCAATGACCCCTAAAATTGAGGATAGCAAACTCACTATCAATTTTAAGGAATTGGATGTGACAGAAGTTTTTGACTTGCCTGTAACGGAAGATAAGGAAAAACTTGGGGTAGTGCGGAAAAAGGCAATGGCTTTTGCAAAAGAGAGTGGAGCAACAAAAGGCCAGCTCTGCAACATTTCTAAGATCCTTAATCAGGCTGGTTACTATATGAGATAAAATATTGTGGCAGTGGTGGAAAATGGTAAGGCTATTCAGGGGTATATCCCGACATCTTGCCAGTAGACGCTGGTTTAGGTTCCTGACAGGTGCGAAAGGCAGAATATCGCCAATCTAAGAACTCGTGGGTCGCTCCCAGAATGTCCTGTCATCCAGGTATTAAATCCTGGCTGCCACAACAACTTTAATCAAGTGTGCGCCCAGCGGAATGTAGGAGGTCGTGCGAAGGACGTTTGGTAGGGGTGGCTGACATGGCGGGATCACCGCGAGCCTAACTTGGCACTCATGTTGCGATGTGAGTGATTAGACCCAGGAACAGCATCTACCAGCCTCACACAATCCGGGTCGACCTGGGCGCACTTTAATACTTAAATTTTAAAGGAAAAAACAGAATGATACCTTACTGCAAAACTAAAAAGGGTGTCCTTTATTATGGGGATGCCATTGATATTCCTACAAGAATCAAACCAAACAGTGTTCATTGTGTGGTGACAAGCCCCCCATATTGGGGGAAAGTTATTTATGGTGTAGAAGGGGAGCTTGGATTAGATGAAACACCATTACTATACGTCAATAAATTAGTAGAAATTTTTAGGGGGATTAGAAAAGTTTTACACCCAACTGGTACTGTGTGGCTAAATATTGGGGATACTAATTGTGTGCCAAGTACAGTACGAGAAACAGTGTTAGGAATGAAACCAGGAGTTCCTGCTAAGAATAGAATAGGTGTGCCATGGAAAGTACTATTCGCATTACAAGAGGATGGTTGGAATTTTAGATGCGATATTGTTTGGTGGCGTAAAAATTCACCGCGTGAACCTGTCAGAGATAGACCAACATATGAACATGAATATATGTTTTTGCTGACAAAAAAACAGCACTATTTTTATGATAAGATTGCAGTAGAGTTACCATATAATGGGTACTTCGCAGGGACGCGTGGGAATATAGCCAAAGAAAGTGGCGGTATGTTTCATGGAGGGCATAATATAAAAGCAGAGCTAACAGGAAGGAATTTAGGATCTGTTTGGGATATAGCAACACAAGGTAGAACAGATTCACATTACTCTGCTTTCCCAGATGAATTAGCAGCAAGATGTATTAAGGCAGGAACATCGTTAAAAGGATGTTGTAGTAATTGCTATGCACCAATAAAACGAATGACAGAACGTAAGGATAAAGCAAGTCCTTTGAAAACTATTGGATGGGAACCTACCTGCAAATGTAATGCAAAAATTATACCATGCACTGTGCTTGATCCATTTATGGGTAGAGGAACTGTCGCACTAACAGCAGAAACGTTAGGTAGAAGTTGGATTGGTGCAGAATTGGGTGAAGAATCTTGTGAACTTATAAAACAAAACTTAACCAATAGAAAAGTTGGATTGTTACCATCAACAAAAGTACAAGATGGTTTGTTTAAAGGCGATGAAATAGATATTGAGATAAAAGGAGAAAAATAAATGAAAATTAAAAGATCAGAATTATTACAAGCACTAAACGCAGTGAAGCCGGGATTAGCCACTAAAACTGTTGTACAGCAAATGGAGCACGTTATATTCACAGGGCAGGATATCATTACCTACAACGAACAGACGGGCATCCTATACCCCTTTGAGACGGAATTTGAGGCATCTGTGAACTATAACGATCTCTACAAAATCATAACTAAAATCAAAAAAGATGAAATCGATTTGACAGTAGAAGGATCTGAATTATTGATTACTACAAAGACTACTAAGGCAGGTTTAGTAACCATGAATACAGGTGAGATTGACGAAAGTCTTAATGGTCTGATCAATCAATTACCTGATGAAGAGAACGGTCTTGAGTGGCAGAATCTACCAAGTGATTTCATAGATGGTGCACTACTATGTATTCCAGCAACTTCACGGGATCTATCACAGGGTACGCTGGCTTGCCTATATGTTAATGGGACTAATATGATATGTAGTGATAATCAACGAGTGAGTTGGTATGAGTTGAGTGAAGCTGTAGACGCTGAATTCTTTATCAGAGCTGGAACAATTAGGGAATTAGCCAGTTTTGACATAAAGAGGTTATGTGTATCTGAATCATGGGTACATTTTATCACAGAGAATGATGTAGTGTTCTCAACAAGATTGATTAGAGGAAAGTCTTTCAATTATTTTTTAGATATGTTTGATGGGTTCAAAGGAACAGCTGTGAAATTACCGGAAGGACTAAAAGCATTGGTGGATGCTGCGGCTGTTATGGCTGAAGACGAAGATGTGCGAAATATGAAAATAACATTGCGAGAAGGTGAAATGATCTGTGCAACTCAAAACGCACGCGGGTGGATCGAGGAGCCAGTACCTATTAAATTTAATAAGAAAACACCTATCGATTTTCAAGTCAGTGCTGTATTTTTACAACAGATTTTGAACCTGCCTTTACAAATGACAGTAGGAAAAAACAAATCTTTGTTTGAATCTGGAGCATTTAAACATATATTGCTGCATAAGGCTAAGAAGAAGGAAGTAGGGGAGAAGCTATGAAAGAAGATGATTTCAAGATAGATGCGGGGGGCAATATCAAAGGTCTTAATGGTTTGTTAGGTGGATTGGGCAACATTGGCAAATTGATAGAGTCTGCTTCCAAACTTGCTGAAAGCACAGGAAATCTTACAGATGAACAACAGGAGCGATTGGCCGAAGCAAAAGAAATGCTTGGAGAACAGGGAATGACCACCTCTGGGAATGATAAATTTCAGATTGCTCACGGATTCAATATATCAAGCATGGGCGGCAGATCTGCGACTGACAAGCCCCACCGAGAGAAATCTTCCGGTTCGGCATTTACAGGAGGAGGCAAGAAAAGACCCAAAACGTCACCGAAGCCTCCTGAAGTAGAGAGGCACGAACCGATTGTGGATCTATTCGAAGAAGATGATGGTATACATATTGTTGTTGAGATGCCTGGTATCGAAGAAAAAGAGATCAGTCTGGGGATCAATGAGAAGGCCCTGAGCCTTGTTGTCAATGGCAAAAGAAAATATCAAAAGGAGATTGATCTCCCCCAACCTGCCAGGTCTGAGGACATGGCCTGGACATATCGAAATGGGATATTGGATATCAAGATAAAAAACCAGAGGACAAATAAATGAAAGCATCAGAATTGATTAGCGAATTACAAAGAATGGTTAAAAAACATGGAGATCTTGATTGTATGCGCCAAGATCTTGATAATTATAGTTGGTGTGATTTTGATGTTGAAAATATTGAAGTAGATTCGTTAGGGTATCGTAAAGAACCTATTTTTAGAGTGAATTAAAGGATAACTAAATGCAGGGATTTTTCACACCAGAAGAATTGGAAGAGAGAACTCAAATAGAGTTTGATTTTGATGAAGGCCCTAACTGCCAACAGTGTGGTTTGTTTAGAAATTGCCAAAGTCCTAAGATGAAGTATACTGGACAAGGTGAGAAGGGTGTACTCATTGTGGCAGAATCTCCAGGAAAAAATGAAGACCAACAAGGCATTCAGCTAATTGGAGATGCAGGGCAACTGTTAAGGCAAGAGCTTAAAATTCTCAAGCTGGATTTAGACAAAGATTTTTGGAAAGTGAATGCCATAAATTGCAGGCCCCAATCACCAACCGGAGCAAACAGACCACCAACTAAAACAGAAATAAAATATTGTAAACCGTTAGTTGACAAAACAATTAAGGAACTAAAACCAAAATTTATCTGGCTTATGGGAGGTAAAGCCATTGAGTCGATGTATATGGGCAGATTCAGCAAACTTGCAATCAATCGATGGAGAAAGCTGTGTATACCTGACAGAAAAACAGGCTCTTATGTAATACCACTATTCCATCCAAGTTATATTTTAAGAAATGACTACGATGAAAACCTGAAAGGAACATTCAAGAGAGATCTGAAGTGGGCTGTTTCGTGTATTAAAAAAGAACCTTTCGTATGGACAGATGAGCGAGAAGAGGTAGTTTGCCTATACGACTTTGATCAGATTATCAACACATTACAGGAAATATTACAGCAGGCTAGCAATAGACCAATGCAACTATTTCTTGACTATGAAACAAATGCCCTAAAACCCCAATGGCCAGGAGCCAAAATAGCAACTATCTCACTTTGTCAAGGTCATGATAAAATCGCTTATGCTTTCCCATATCAGTACAGTGATTTTTTCAATAGAAAACAGCAGACTCATATCAAAGCAATGATGCGTAAGTTGTTTCAACACCAACAGATTTCATGGGTAGCACAGAATATAAAGTTTGAAGACGCTTGGACCAGAATCATCTTGGGAGTAAGGCCATACAGCTGGCAGTGGGATACAATGCTTGCTTCTCATATTGAGGATAATAGATCAAGTTATACAGGATTAAAATTCCAGAGTTATGTCAAGTTTGGTTTAGAGCCTTATAATAAAGAGGTTGAAAAATATCTAAAAGCTAAAGGAAAAAGTCATTTCAACAATGTAGATAAAGCACCATTAGACCAGCTGCTTTTATACAATGGTCTTGACACAAAAATGACTGCGAAATTGTGTCAAAAACAGATGGAAATGTTTACCCTAACCCCACGATTAAACTCAAAGAATAGGCTATCAGAGGCATATCAACTGTTTCATCAGGGTACACTGGCTTTTTCTGACATGCAAATGAATGGTATTTGTATTGATGAAGAGTACTACAAAAGAGAAGACCAGAAATTAACTACTGAGATAGATTTAATTGAGAATAAACTTAAAAACAGTGAAGAAGCTGTACAATTCGAAGAAGAAACCAAGAAAGAACTTGATTTTGGATCGACAACGGATTTGGGTAAATTGTTTTATGAGGTACTTGGTTTGCCTGCACAACGTACAGCTAAGAAAAATTATCAAGTTGATGTAAACGCTCTTGAGAATATAAAGTTGCCTTTCGTAGATGATTTGTTACGATTGAGGAAGTTGGAGAAGGTGAAAGGGACTTACATTTCACAATTATTGAGAGAAGTGTCTAACGGGAAGGTCTATCCGTTCTATTCTCTAAATATTCCAGTGTCATATAGAAGTTCGAGTTCCGCTCCGAATTGGCAAAATCAGCCCGCACATGATGAAGAAGCAGGTAG